ATAGTGTTGTACTTGGTGGTGATGGTTTAAGTGCAACAACAAGTAATACAGTTTATGTACCATACTTAAACATAAAGAACTTCACAGGTAATACAGCTGTTGCTGGTCTTGCAATTGATGCTAGTGGTAATGTTGTTACAGGTTCAACAGCAACTGGTGGTTCATTTACAGGTGGTACAGTAACTGGTGCGACAAACTTTTTAGGTGGATTAACTGCGAATACATTCTCAGCAACAACGTATAATAACTTACCAATATCTCAAGGTTTCTTTGATGATGGAACAAATGTAACAATCAACGCTAATCCAACATTAATTAATGTTGATGGTGGTTCTGGTATTATTGTTGATTATTGGACAAATCCTGGATACCCTAATAGAATTAATATTACTTGGCCAGCACAAACTGGTGTAGCTGTAACTAACTTATTAACAAGTACTCAATCTTATATTGGTATTAATACTAGTGGAAATATAGTTCAATTTGCAAGTATTCCAACAAATGCTCAAAGAAGAGATACAATCTTATTAGCTCAATTAGGTCACGCAGATAAAACAACTGTAAAATCAGTTAACCATTATGCTACATTTTATGATAGTCCTATTGAAACAAGTAGAGATATTATTAATGAATTTAGACTTATTAATGATGGAAATGCTATCACATCAAATGGAGCAAATCTTAATATCAATAAGACTGGTGGTTATTTATTTGGTAATGGTTTAAATGAAGAGAATGATATACGTAACGCTAATAAGGTTTTTGTTAGTGGTCGAACAGCTGCTTCATTCAGATATAGAACTCAAACAGGTGGAACAACTAGTACAGTAACTCTTATTGATGGAACTAAATATGATGTTAATGGGGTTATTACTACAGTAGCTGGAGGAGCAAATGTATCAACAAATCAACGTGTATATTTATTTCCTAATGGAAACTTAGTAATTCAATATGGTCAAACAACATATACAAGTCTTAGTAATGCGGTACAAGGTGTTCAAAGCGAAACATTTACTGTATTCCAAAATTTAGCTGATAGTGCTATGCTTATTGGTATCTTATCAGTAAGAAAAGGAGCAACAGCTTTAAATGATACAAATGATGCTAAGTTTATTCAAGTTAGTAAGATTGGTGAAAATATTGGTGGTGCTGCTGGTATAAGTGTAACTACACTTCAACAAGCGTATAACAATTCAACTGAACCAGAAATTCTTACTAATTCAAGTCTTGGTGGTATAACCATTAAAGACGGTACAGGTATATTCAATAGTAATCAATTAGAAATACAAAATAGTGCAAGTACTACTACGGCTTATATTACGAGTAATGGTGATATAAGTGGTAATACCGTAAGTGCTAATACAATTTCTTCAACAGGAATTATATATTCTGGTGGTACTGATTTACAAACTATCATAAATGATGCAGTATTATTACAACTTGGAATAAATTGGACTTTGAGTAATGGTCTTTACAAATACTAAAATAAAATAATTTAAAATAAAAACACTATGCCTACAAATAAACAACCAATATTCACAAACACGCCTAACATCGGTTGGGGTGGAACAACAATTGCAACAGCTAACACAGCAAAAGATGGAACAGGAACTGTATTAACAGTTTTTACAGCATCAACTGATGGTAGTTATGTTACATCAATTTCATTTAGAGCAGCTGGTACTAACATAGCAAGTGTTGCTAGAGTTTTCATTAATAATGGTGACTCAAATGCGGTAGCTGCGAATAATGTATTATATAATGAAATTACACTTGCAGCAACAACACTATCTGAAGTAGCAGCAACAGCGAATTATGTGCTTCCATTAAACTTTGCACTTCCAGCTGGATATAAAATAAACATAACACTTGGAACAACAGTAGCTGCTGGTTATTATGTATCAGTTATTGGTGGTAATTATTAATAAATATGTATAACGGATTTAATTTACCAAATAATGAAGTTGCAACACAAGTATTTAGACCTAATGGTGGAACTTGGCAAATTTGGAGAAAACCAGCTGGTGCTAAACTAATACATATTGTTTGTATTGGTGGTGGTGGCGGTGGAGGCGGTGGTTTCACACGTGCAATAAATCTTACTGGTGGAGCTGGAGCTGGTGGTGGTTCTGGTGCAATAACAAGAATGACTGTTGATGCTTCGTTATGTCCAGATTTTTTACATCTATCTGTTGGTACTGGTGGAGTTGGTTCAACAGGTTCTGGTGTAGCTGGTACAGCTGGTACTTCATCTACTGTTACAATACCTTTAGTTGGTGGTTGGAGTACTGGTGGTTCAATATTAGCAACTACTACTGGTGGTGGTGGTGGTGGTGCTGGTACAGGTGCTGTTGGTGGTGTAGCTGGTATTGCTGGAGCTATTAATGTAGCTACAACATATTCATCATTAGGTGTGTATACATCAATTGCTGGTCAAGCTGGTACACTTGGTGGATTTTCAACAACTGCACCAGTAGCGGTTCCTTGGGGAACACTTTTTATATCTGGTGGTGCTGGTGGTGGTGGTATTAATACTGGTAATACACAAGTAGCTGGTGCGAATATAACTCAATCAGCAAATCCATATTTCCAAACAATAACTGGTGGTGCTATTAGTGGTGGTACAGGTAACTCTGGTGTTGAATTTACTGATAATATATTAATATCGTCTGGCGGTGCTGGTGGCGGTTCAAATAGTAATGGTGTAGGTGGAGCTGGTGGTAACGGTGGTTTTGGTTCTGGTGGAGGCGGTGGAGCTTCTGGTATAACTGGTGGTCGTGGTGGCCGTGGTGGTGATGGATTGATAATAATAACTGTAGTATAAAGAAATATAAATGAATAATTTACCAGATAATAGTTGTACAACAGTATTTTACGCTGATGATATTAACGCACCATTCAAACGTTGGAATAAACCAGCTGGTGCTAAACTGATACATATTATTTGTATTGGTGGTGGTGCTGGTGGTGGTGCTGGTGCAGCACGTGCTTCTGGTAATAACGGTGGTGGCGGTGGAGGCGGTGGTTCATCTGCAATCACAAGAATGACACTTGATGGTGCTTTTTGTCCAGATTATCTTAGTGTATATGTAGGTACTGGTGGAGCTGGTGGTGATATATCAATTAATTCTGGTGTTGGTGAAGATGGAGTCCCATCATATGTTGCTATTCCTAATATTATGGAACAACAATATGGTGGTACTGTTTTAATTCAATCTGGTAATGCATATGCTAAAGGTGGTGGTCTTGGTACGATAGTAGCTGTTGGTTCTGGTGGTACAGCAAGTACAGCGTTTGTAAGTCCAACATTTGGTGGTCTTGGTACTTGGGTAAGTATTGCTGGTCAAGTTGGTTCTGCTGGTGGTGCGGCTGGTGCAGTTGGTGGTTCTACAAGTTGGGGAACTTTATTTATTTCAAGTGGTGCTGGTGGTGGTGGAACTAATACTAGTAATGCTAATGCTGCTGGTGGTGCAATTGCTCCATCTACACCACCATATTTTCAACAAATAGCTGGTGGTGCTGCTGGTGGTGGTGCTGGTGGTGGTGGTATTAGTTTACTTGGTAAACCACCAATTTCAACTGGTGGTTCTGGTGGTGGTGCATTTGGATTAGGAGTTGGTGGTAATGGTGGTTCTGCTGGATTTGGTTCTGGTGGAGCTGGTGGTGGTTCTGGTATAACTGGTGGAACAGGTGGACACGGTGGAGATGGAATAGTGATAATAACAGTAGTATAAAAGTTTAATATGAAATATAATTTAATAGAATTCACCTTAGGGTTGAAACAACAAGCACTTCAAGAAATAAATGAATATGGTATCTGTACAAGATACTTAAACTTAGATGGTACTGAAATAAATGTACCACTTATAACAGAATCACGTGTGGTTGAAGAAGACTATCAACCTAATTTTTAATATTATGCCAATACAAAACTGTTCAATCAATACGAAACCTGGATTCAAATGGGGTAATACTGGAAAGTGTTATACATATAATCCATCTAATGAAGCATCTAAAACGAAAGCTCGTAATAAAGCACGTCATCAAGGAATAGCTGAGATAGTTAATAACTTTGAATTAACTGTAGTTATACCAAAAGAAAAGTTAGACGATAACAACCTAATCTAAATCAATTTAGCTAATGGCCATTAATATAGATACCGAAATAAAACAAATCTGTGACGATTTAACTAGACTTATCCAAGATGAAATTAGAAAACAAAAGCTAATCTCAACTGGTAAGATGCTTAATTCTATAAGATTTGTTGGTAAGAAGGTTCCATCTGGTATTAACTTTCAAATGGAGTCAGTTGATTACTTCGCTATCCTTGATGATAAGTATAAGATAAGTGAGAATGCATTCAAGACTATGGATTTCCAACGAATTCAAGAAAGAATAGCAGATATTACGGTTAATCAATTACTTGGTGATTTAGATATTTAAGAACCAAACATATAAACGCAATAATTTAATATTAAAGCGAAAAATATGTCATTAACTATAGTCGGAAGACCAGATAAATTTAGTCCAGTATATAATCCTATGTTCTTTTATGTTGATTCAACAAATAAGAATGAAGATGGATTCAAGTATATTATTGATATATACTCTGGCACAACTCAATCAAATAAATTAGCTAGATATAAACTATTTCCACGTCCTGTTGATGGATTTGGTGTTGGTGATATCAATCAATTACTTACATCTCAAGTAGGTTATTATTTCAATCAAGATATGAATGTAATTACTGGTAGTACTGGTAGTTTTATTGATTATAATGTACAATTTGGTGAAGAATATGTTAAATTTTGGACTTTTACTGATAATAGTTATTATGGAACCGCACCATATATCGGCTATACTGAGTTTATTGGTATGGCAAGTGGTCAAGTATTTGTTGCTGGTGATTTAGTCTTAGTTGAACAAACTAGTGGTTATACATCATCAATATATAATGGTATTTTTACAGTACTTAGTGCTGGTCCAACATCAATTATAGTCGATTTAATACATAGTGTATCAACACCAGTTAATGGTGGTACAATTGTATATTCAGATAGACGTAAAACACTTTATAGTGGTCTTAATAGTGAAACTGGCTATACAGCTTTTAACGGTGTTGTTTCTCATCAAGAATTAATGACATATACAAGTTCAACGTTTAATTTAGCTACAGGTGGAACAGCTCAATTCTTAACTAATCTCCCAGATGGGTATAGAGTTAAAACTGAAAACGAAATGTGGTTGAATTTTTATTCAATTAACCCATCAATTGATGTACGTTTATTTCAATTAGATACAAGATACGGTCAATACTTTACAGTTAATACAGGTACATCAACAGTACAAACAATTGCAATTGGCCCAGCTAATATAACAGCCGTTGAGAGTGATGTTAATCCAGCTGGTTCCGTATATTGGGGTAATGATATTGGTACTTGGCCAGTATTTAAGAATACTTGTTGGACTTATGATTATGCTACGAGTGGTCCTGGAGTGCCAGCAACAACAATACTTACTAATTTATCGTTAGTTGAATCACCTTGGTATAATAATTTTAATGATGAACAAGTTGATTTTTATGTTAATGGTGTATTAACACAAGCTCTTATCCAAGGTACAAGTGCTGCGAATAGTATTACACTTGCGTATGATTATACAGCTTTTACTAATACATCAATTGTAAGTGGTGAAGTTTTCCAAAAGACTGAATACTATGATATAACTACTTTACAATCTGGTACTACAAGTGCTACATCTGAAACACTTCGTATTAATGTTGATTATAATACAACAAGATATGGTAATATTGAGTTAATCTTTATTGATAGACTTGGTTCATTTATTCCAGTTAACTTCGAATTACAATCAGCTAAATCAATTAATATTGACCGTAATGAATATCAAACATTCTTAGGACAACTTAGTGGTGGTAAATGGGGATTCAACTCAACCGATAGAGGAAGACAAGTATTAAACACTACTGTTAAGACTCAATTAGAATTGAATAGTAATTGGCTTACACAATCTGAGGCCGATTATATGCAAGAGTTATATACAAGTCCTGTAGTATTTATAAAAGAATATGGTAAATTATGGCCAGTAATTATTAAAACTAATTCATACGATATTAAGACTAAAAATAATAAGAAGAATATCCAAATCAAGCTTACACTTGAAATGGCGAACAACGATAGAATTCAAAACTTTTAATAATGGCATTCATAACACAAATACAATTAGGTTCTAAAGGATATTTAGATATAACTGATGATGTTGCGGTACCACTTAACTTTGCGGTTGGTGAGATTCAAGACATTAGTAAGAGACAAGGTGGATACTCTAAGACGATTAAAGTTCCAGGAACAGCCAATAATAACAATTTATTAGGTAGTCTTTATGATGTAAATATTACTGACACGACATTCAATCAGAATCTTCGTGAGAAATGTATATTATTACAGAATGGTATTCCAGTTTTTAATGGATTCCTTCAATTATTAAGTGTAAATAAAGTAAGTCCATCTCAAGAGAATCCAGATGAAGAAATTACTTATGATGTAGCTCTTCGTGATGATACTGGTGATTTCTATTTGAACCTTGGTGATAAATTCCTTGAAGATTTAACTGGATGGGAACAATATAACCACATCTACACACTATCAAGTATTACAGCAACTCAAGGTAATACTTGGGAAGACGTTTATAAATACCATATGATGTGGAATATGAAGTCTGAATACAATTTATCAGACTTTACACCAAGTATTTTCGCTAAGACATACCTTGATAAGATTTTCTTTGATAATGGTTATACGTATGAATGGTCTGGAATGACTGATACTAAATTTGATAAGCTTATTATTCCTTATAATGGTGATAAACCGCTTCCTAATCTTGATTTATTAAGTTTTAGAGCTGGTTTTTCGGCTACAACGGTACATCAATCAGTTCCAAATAATATATATTATAATTCAAGTTTTAGTGATATTGTTATTTTCGATAATGATGTAACACCACCAAATAATAATGCTGGTAATTCATATAATAAAAATACTGGTAAATGGACATCAACTTATTATGGTTCTGTATCAGTTAAAGCTGCATATAGATATGAAATCCAAATATATTCACCAGTAGCTTTTTATTTACAACAAAATTATATTGATGATTATTGGAATAGTATTTATCAAGGTGACCACGCATATGTTAGGTTAAAATTAAATAATACTATTGGTACTGCATCTAGTAATATTACTAATAATATTTACGATGTTATCGTAGCTGATATTCCATTTTTTAACTCAAGTTATTTTGTTAATCCTGGACGTGTTTATTTTAACTCTGGTTATACTTCATATTATATAAATGCAAGTCCAGAATTCATATATACTACTAATGTTAGTCCTGGAACACAATTATTTAATAAAGTAAATGGCGATTTTATCGTTGTTGGTGGTGATTTATATGAAACATCTAATGATTTTATTATAGACGATGCAAGTAAGACACCAAGAATTTCAGTTTCTATCGGTACTATTCCAACCGATTTTGGTAATAATTATTTCCAATCAATTCCAAAAGCTGAACTTGGCGAGGGAATGGAAATTGTTCTTTCTGATTATATCCCTAAGAAAATAAAACAAAAAGATTTCTTATCTGGTATTGTTAAGATGTTTAATCTTTATATTACACCAGATAAAAATCGTGATAAAAATCTTATTATTGAGACTCGTGATGAGTTTTATAATAATGGTGGTACACTTGATTGGACTGAGAAATTTGTTAGTGATGCTGATGCTAAGATTCAATATCTTCCAGACCTTCAAAATAAAAAGATTAGACTTTCATATAAGGCTGATAAAGATGTCTATAATACAACTTATCAATTAGCTACAGGTGAAGTATATGGTCAACAAGACTATACATTTGAGAATGAATTTGTAAGAGATGTTAAGATGATTGAAACTATTTTCAGTCCAACACCTCTTGAAACAAATGGTTTTGGTATTATTGTACCAACGATTAATTCTGGATTACCAAAGAATAATATTCGTATTCTTTATGATGCTGATTGGTTACCTAATAACCAGTTAACTGGAAGTACTTGGACTTATCGTTCAACTACAGCTGTCACATCAACTACAACCTTTACAACTTACCCATATGCTGGTCATATGGATAATCCGATTACACCAAGTTTTGATTTTAATTATGGATTAGTTGATTTCTTATATTATGATAATTGGGATAATGTAACTGAAAATAACCTTTATAATACATATTGGAAACGTTTCATTAATCAGATTGAGACAGGTAAATTAATGACTGCTAAGTTTAAACTTAAAGAATCAGACATTATCAACTTAAATTTCCGTGATAAGATTTTCATACACGATACATATTGGTTCCTTAATAAGATAACTGATTATAATTCAAACAGTAAACAAGGATTAACAAGTGTCGAGCTTATTAGTGTTGATGAGGGTATTAGATTTACAGGCTTCCCACTTTATAAATATAATAATCCAATCAAGAATCCAGGTACTAAGTATAATTGGATTAAGAATGAAGTCACTATGAATGGTCGTTTCGAGAATAACGATTTTGGTGGAAATTCTGGTTATGTTGAAGTACTTGGTTATGATAATATCATCCAAAATGGAACATATAACTCAATTGTTGTAGGTAAGGGTAATGATATTAGTGGTAGTCAAAACTTCATTATGGGTGATAATAATACTATTCAAGGTAATAATATCTTCTCATTCGGTTTATCTGGTACAACCATTAGAACATCTAATACAGTTGTATTTGGTGCTCCAATAGTACAATATGTAAACTTTATTCAAGCTGGAAGGAACGAAATTCTAAATCCATTTAGTACAACTAAGACAATTAACTACTTAAGTGGGTCAAGAAATGAAGTAAGAACACTTGGAAGTCAATCATTAGAATCTAAGGTTGATGGTGGTCGAGATATCATTATCTAAAAACAGGAGTCATCAACTAATAATTTAATATAAACAAAAAGATATGTCATTAATTACACAATATAGCAGAATAAGCCACCACACGTTATCAATTAGTGGATTAACTGGTTCAACAACATTCAGCGTTCCATCAACTGAAGATTTTACTGATGGAAGTTGGACAATTTATGACCTTGCATTAAGCGAGATTGGAGTTGATGAGGATAGAGGAAGGGCTTTTATTCGTATTGGTTCTGATGTAAAAGAACTTCAATTATCAGCAAGTGGTAGTACACCATATGATTTCTGTAGTACAGGTATTCAAACATCAGCGATTAGTGGTTGTAGCCCAATTAATATATTCGCAAATTTTAATATGAATACTGGTACTACATTTACTACAAGTAATGGTGGTGGTGAATTATCATTAGATTATGGTGGTTATGCTAATCTTCTAATGTTAAGTTCTGATTCTGGTGCATTTACAAATGGATTATATATGGGTAATGATATTATTGAAGGTACTGACTTTAACTATTATACTGGTACAACAATATTATCAAGAAAACCAACAAATTTAGAAACAGCATATATAAATGTATATGATGGTAAGATTGATATTGGTGTAACAAGAAATACTGGTGGTTCATCTCAATACATTAGTGGAATATATATTGGTCAAAATGCTAATACAAATGTATATAGCAATCAATTAGATTTAGGACGTGCTGGTGTTTTAATTAATTCAAGTAATTCAGTTGTATTATCTGGTATAAGTAATACGGTTGTAATTGGTGGTACAGATATAACTGCAACAACTAATAATACAGTATATGTACCAGACTTAAATATTCAAGCTGGTAAAGCGATTAAGACATCAAATGGTGGTGGTCAAATTGATTTAGATTATGGTGGTACTTCAAATATTGTTGCTATTTCAAATGATGGGGGTATATTAGGTTCAGCTGTGTTAAAACTTGGTGGATTTTTTGGTGGTGATGTTGAATTAAATTCTTATGCTGGCTCAATTTATTCTTATTCTGATACTGGTACAATTTTAGAAGCTCAAAATTCTACAATTAGTTTTGATAATAGTAGTATTCTTATTCAAAGAAACACATATGCAACTGGAAATGGTTTACATCTTAGTGAATATGCTGGTAAAGCTGCTGCTACATTTTATGCTAAAGATGGATATTTAGGTATTGGTTTAACAACTGATGCATTATCAAGTGAAATAACTATCGGTGATAATACATCAATTACAATTAATTCTGGAAATAGTGATAAACGAGCTATTATCATAGGTTCTAATGATAGTAATATTAATTCTGGTGTCACTAATACCGTAATTATTGGTGGTACAGGTATTACAGCAACTGCATCAAATACAACTTATGTTGGTGATTTAGTAATCAAAAAATCAGCTGTTGTTCCAACAACTTCAGCATCAACAGTTGGTGAGACAGGTTCAATAACTTGGGATAACTCATATTATTACGTTAAAACAGCAACTGGTTGGGGAAGAATAGCATTAGATTACGCATTTTAATAATTAATATATATGGCAGATAAGAAAGTCACGATTGACATCCTAGTAAACACAGCTGGTGCAGCTGGAAATCTTAAAGAAATTAAAAATAGTCTTAAGGATTTGAAAGATGCTGCCTCAGAATTTGGTGAAGGAACTGAAGAATTTGAACGTGTATCTCAAGCTGCTGCCGACCTTAAGGACCGTCTTGATGATGTTAATGATGCAATCAAATCAAAAAAAGGAACTGGATTTGAAAAATTTGGTGGTGAATTAGGTATTCTTGGTGATAAACTAGGTGGACTTGATTTCAAGGGTGCTAATGAATCTATTGGCCGTATTGCTACTCAATTCAAATCAATTTCATTCAAGGATATTATTGAAGGTGTTAAAGGATTTACAAGCGTATTAGTTAACTTAGGTAAAGCTATCTTAGCTAACCCAATCTTCTTAATTGCAGCTATTATTATTGCTATTGGAGTTACATTATATGCACTTAAAGATAAAGTAAAGATTATTGGAGAAGCATTTGAAGCTCTTGGAGCTATTATTGGTGCTGTTGTTCAATTCTTTAAGGATTTGAGTGATGCGATTGGTCTTACGAGTTTCGCTGCTGAAGAAGCTGCTGAAAAACAAATTGCTGCTGGTAAAAAAGCACAAGCTGCAACTGAAGAACGATATGATGCTGAGAAGAGACTAGCTAAAGCTGCTGGTAAAGATGTTGAAGATATCGAATTAAAGAAACAAGAAGCATTAAGAGAAACTATCAATCAACAAATTGATGGTCTTAATAAATTAAAAGAACTTAATGGTAAATTTAGTGATGACCAAAAGAAAGAATATGAAGAGCTTCAAAAAGCTATTCGTGAATCTAATTTAGTTACTCAAGAAACAATACTTGCACAAGAAAAGAAAACAGCTGACGATAAAAAGAAAGCTGATGAAGAACAAAAGAAACGTAATGAGAAAGCAGCTGCCGATGCAAAGAAAGCAGCTGAAGATAGAGCTGCCGCTAATGCAACCCTTATTAAACAAATTGAAGACCAAGAGATTGCTTTAATTAAGAATGAAGAAGAACGTGCATTCGCTAAAGCTGTGCTTGATAATGAAAGAGCTGTCAAAGCAATTGAAGTATCTAAGGCTAGTAATGAAATTAAAAATCAAGCGTTACTTGAACAAGAATTAACTTTTCAAGCTTCATTAAAAGCTATCAACGATAAGGCTACTGCTGATAAAAAAGCTGCTGAAACAAAAGCTATTGAAGAAAAGAAAGCATTTGATGCTGCTGAACTTGAATTAAAGAATCAAGATGAAATAGCTAAGGCTGAATTAGCAGTTGAAAAGAATGCTTTAGACCTTCAAGCTAAGATTGATTTACTTACAGTTAATAGAGATATTGAATTACAAGATGCAACACTTACAGCTAATGAAAGGTTATTAATTCAGCAAAAATATTCAAATGATGTTATTGCTATTAAAACTGATGAAGCAGCTAAAGCTAAAGCACTTAAACAACAAGAAACGCAAGATGCCTTAAATATTGGTAGTAGTCTTACTTCAAGTTTATCAGCATTATCTGATGTTTATTTCAATAATAAGCGAGCAAACCTTAAAAAGGGTAGTGCTGAAGAATTAGCTGCGGCTAAGAAACAATTTAATATTAGTAAGGCTCTTGCTATTACTGGTGCTGTTATTGATGCGGCTAAAGGTATTACATCGTCACTTGCTAGTGCACCTCTTGCTATTGGTCCAGCTCCTAACCCACTTGGTATTGCTTCTCTTGCAGCAGTAGTACTTGCTGGTGTGGCTAACGTAGCTAAAATTGCTAGTACAAAGTTTACAGGTGGTGAATCTGGTGGTGGTAGTGGTGGTGGAGCACCAAGTGCACCAGCTGGAATTGCGGCAGCAGCGGTACCAAATGTACCACCAGCTAAGTTAAATGATTTTAGTTTATTTGGAACAGCTGGTAAAGCAAATAATGCTAGTGCTACTGGTCCAAGTGAAATTAGAGCAGTTGTTCTTGAGTCTGATATCACAGCATCTCAAAAGAAAGTAAATAATTATAAGACAAGTTCTGAATTATAATCTTTACATTTCACCTTATTAGTGTAATTTAAGAATATGAAAACAATTAAATTAAACAACAAATCAATTGAAGTTAAGACTTCATTAGACGAAATTAATATCACCGAATTTGAGGCTTGTATTAATATTTTTAAGGCTACTTATGATAGTCCTATGGACCAATATGTAGAAATACTTCAAGTATTATCTAACTTTACTCGTGATGAGATTGAAGAACTTGAATTAGAATTATTTGAAACAATAATTCGTGATATCCAAATAAGTGATTTCACAGAAATTGGAAAGATATTCATCAACGAATTTGAACTTGATGGACAGGTTTATAAAACTAAATCAGATGGTCTATCATATAAGTTTACAGTAAAAGAAATGTTCTTACTTCAAGAAATCATTAAAGAAAGTCCAGAACACTACATACTTGATGTAGCTGGTATCATTTTCCGTGAAGTAGATTCTGAAGGTAATATCTCAAATGATTTATCAAAAGCTACAATTGCTAAACGTAAGGAAAAATTCGCTCATTTAAAGATGAATATAATTGGCCCATATATAATGACGTTATCAAACTTCTTTATTAATCGTAATGCCTAAATCTTGGAACGACATAAGTGTAAGTCAATATCAAGAAATCTATGATACTGAAAATAATGAAGGTGGATTTAATATCCATCTTCTTTCAGTTATAGCCGATATTAGTGTTGAAGAAATCGAGGAATTACCTTATGATGAATATGTTCAAATGTTCGATGATATATCATTCATTAATACACCACCAAGGTCAATTCCAAAACCATTTATAACAACACCAGCTGGTTTACTTTATTTAATTAACGACTTAAATCAAATACAATTGGGTGAGTTTATTGATTTAGAGAATTTGTTTACACAGGGGTTTATAAAGAACATTCAAGTTATCCTTGCTATTTTATATCGTCAAAAAGAAATGAAGAAGTCTTTATTATATGTTGATGAATACGAAAAGTATGGTGATTGGATATTTCATAGAGCACCATTATTCAACGATATCAATATTAATGATGTATATGGTGTAATACCAAAGTATCTTGAGTTTAGAACTAACATACTTGAGAGTTATTCTGGATTATTTGACGAATCTGGTAGCGATGAAGAAGAAGAGTTTGACCCGAATGAATCAGTAATAGCTAGAAGTGAAAGACGTAAAGAAGAAGGAAGACAAAAGAGTCTTAAGAAATGGGGTTGGGATATCTTCTTATTGAAGATTGCTCAGAATGACCCAACCAAATTAGACTTAGCTACTAAGATGCCATTACTTCAAGCATTAAATATTCTTAGTATGAAGAAAGAATTAGGATTACCAGACTAAATAAACAAAATAATTAATAAACTAATTTAAGATTATATGAAATTACCTAGACCAATTAAAATATCTGGAATTTATGTTATTCAAAATAACATAAATGGAAAATGTTATATTGGTAGTGCTAAGGATATTAAAGATAGGTGGCGTATTCACTTAAATTTATTAAGAAGAAATGAACATCATTCAATATTGTTACAAAGGTCTTTTAATAAATATGGTGAAAAAGCTTTTAATTTCGAAATTATTTCATTTATTAATGATTTATCAAAATTAATTGAAACTGAACAAATATGGTTAAATTTCTTTAAACCAGAACTTAATATAGCTAAAATAGCTGGTTCAAGACTAGGCCTTAAAGCTACTGATGAAACTAGAAAAAAAATGAGTGAATCACATAAAGGGTTAAATAGTTGGAATAAAGGTTTAAAAGCAAGTAATGAAACTAAATTAAAAATGAGTGAAAATAAAAAAGGAAATAAAAACAGCAACGCTAAAAAAGTTACTATTGATGGTATTTGTTATAATACAATAACAGAAGCAGCAAAAGCCTATAATTTAGTTCCAGATTATTTCACTAGTAAAATAAAAAAAGGATTAATAAATGCAATATATGAATAATAAATTACCAAGGTACTCTATCAGTATTGACCCTAGCCTATCTGTAGATGGTGAAAAGCTTGGTATGAGCCAAATTGCTTATACAGCAACACCAGCTATTATTAAACGTGGATTAGCGTTTAACGAAACAAAAGCTATGCGTTTTACCGATACACTTAAGTATCGTTTAGCGGCACCAATACTTATTCCAGACCTACCAATCTATCGTCAAGATGATGAGTTAGGTGAATATGAAGTAGTATTTACAAAAGAAACTATTGAAGCATTATATGAAGACTTTATGTTGAATAAAGGTAAAGCAGCATTCAACTTAGACCATAATAGTGATTTAGAAGCACCAAGTTTCATCCTTGAAAGTTGGATTACTGGCCCATCAGCGACAGATGCTTCATTTACAAAATACGGAATTGAATTACCAGAAGGTAGTGTTTTCGTAGTATCTCAATTTACAGATAAGGATTACTTCAAGTCTGAAATAATTGAAAAAGACCGTCTTGGTTACTCTATTGAAGGGTTTCTAGGATTAGCATTAAGTACAATAAAACAAAAATTAAAAACAAACAAAATGGAAAAACAAAAATTCGCTAAGGCAATCTTAGCTGACGGTACTGTTTTATTTATCTCTGACTTAGCTGTTGGTGGTGATGTAATGGTTATCGATGACAACGGAGATAAGGCTCCAATCTTTGATGGTGAACATATCCTTGATTCTGGCGAAACTCTTGTAACAGTAGCTGGTAAAATTACTGAAATTAAACCAGTTGAAGAAGAAATGGCTGAAGTTCCAGTTGAAGAAGTAGTAGAAGCTCCAGTTGAAGAAGTTGCTCCAGTAGAAGCTCCAGCACTTGATGAAGCTGCTATCTTAGCAATCGTTCAACCAAAGTTAGATGAATTATATAAAGTTATTGCTGAAATTAAGACTCTTATTGAGGCTGATGCAGCTGAAGATGTTGCTGAAGAAGTTGTAATGGCTGCTAAAAGTAATGCACAAGTTAACTTACAATCATTCTTTGGTGCAAAATAAACAAAAAAAATAAAAAACTAATTTAATTTTATAATTAGAATAAAAAACTTAAAACAAAACAAACAATATGAAAAAAATGAATTTCGATTTATCAATTGCTTCTAACGCACTTGTATGTCCAAACCCATCTGAGTGGTACTCAAAAGCGTATTTAACTATGGAAGTTGCAAACAACTTTAGAGTTATTCCTGGTGTTAAATCATCAACTAAGGTTGCTAATGCATCTTTCACATCAGTATTAAAAGCTGAAACTTGTGATTTCTCTGCATCTGCATCTGCATTATCTGCAACTACTTTCACAATCTGTCCAATCCAAGCACAAGTTGAAATCTGTAAGAAAACTCTTGAGTCTTCTTTCGTATCTCTTGAAATGGCTAAAGGTTCTGCTAACTGGGATGTTGCTTCATTTATGAATCACTACTGGGAAGCTCTTGCATCTGAAGTTGTTGAAGAAATTGAATTAATCCGTTGGGTAGGTTCTACAACTAATACTGCTTACACAGGAACAAACGCTTTCAAAGCTCTTTGTGATGGTTACGAAAAACTTATGTTAGCTGATGCTGCTGTAGTTGATGTAACTTTAACTGCTTCAACTGTAGCTAACGTAATTGACAACTTAACTGCTGTATTAATTGCTGCTCCAGCTGCTATCTTAGCTAAGAAATCAGACTTAAGATTCTACGTTGCATCTAATGTAATGACTGCATTCCAAATCGCAGCTTCAAAAGGTAACACAATCTCTTATGTAACTGAATTACTTGGTGCTAACTTCGGTGGTATTCAATTAGTTGAATGTCCAGGTATGTCTTCTAACAAGATTGTTCTTACAAGAACTTCTAACTTAGTTTACTTATTAGACGGAGAAGGTGATTCAAGCGATTTAAAAGCAATCGATTTAACACAAACAACTGGTCAACCTTTATTGAGAACAGCTGCTTATATGAAAATCGGTTTCGGTTTACTTAACCCAAGTGAAATTGTTTATTTTAACTAATAACTAAATAACTTATACAAATTAAAATAGGCTGCTGCAATACAGCGGCCTTTTTAATTAAAAACATAAAATTAAAAACTTAAAAACAACTAAACAAAATGGCTTGTAATACATCATTAACTTCAATCTTAAAATCTTGTGATAATAACACAGGTGGGGTTGTAAAATTCTATGTCGCTCCAGAAGAATTTGTAACTGGTACTACTTTAACTGCTGGTACTATCACAGTAATTGGAATGACTGGTTCAACTAAATTTGTTGAATATCAATTCAATAAAAACACAGCTAACTATATTGAAGAAGCTGCTATCTCTTTAGAGAATGGTAGTACTTTCTATACTACAACTGTAACTCTTTCTTTACCTCGTAGAGAAGTAGCTAAACGTAACTCTCTTGCATTAATTGCAGCTGGTCAACGTAACTTAAAAATAATCCTTAAGGATGGTAACGGTCTTTACTGGTATGTTGGTTATGCAAACTCTGCTAACTTAACAGGTCTTGGTGAAGGTTCTGGTACTGCTAAAGGTGATGGTTCTAAATACTCACTTACATTTATCGCTGAAGAACCAGAGATGATGTATGAAGTATCTGAGTCAATTATCGCTGGCTTAATCGCTTAATCATAATTCTTTATAATCTAAACAAGGGGCTTCGGCCCTTTTTTAGTTTATGAACGAACCAAATACTAGAATAATTTAAAAGTATATGATATATTTGAATAAAAATACGAGCAATCCTGTGATACTAGAATTAACTAGTGTATCATCGTTGATAAATAACTATTATTTATTTCAATTTATTAATGATATCAATCCATCAAGTATTACTTACTTTACTGGTACCGATTTATCGAACTTTAAATGTCGATATAATCGATTTGATATCGTTGAAACTGGTTCAACATACACTAACTATACAGCAGCTACCATCAACCTTAAAACTGGTAGTTATACGTATAATGTTTATGAAAGCACAGCTTCAACACTAACAATAAGTGCGACTACAGGTATTGCAATCAGTACTGGTAAAGCATATGTAAATGGAGTTGATAACGATATTCCATCAGTATATAGATAAAACAAATTATGGGCCTATTTTCATTTTTAAACTCAAATAAATCAACACCAGTAGAACCAACTAATATGGTTAAAGCAATTGATGCTAGTCTTCAAACGTTTGATATTAGTGTAGACTACTCTCAACCTTTCGAGTATCTTAATAAGACAACTCGTGGTTATTTATATGGTCCTAACGGATTATTCCCTCAAGAATTAAATAGTCTTTATCATAAATCACCACTTCACGCTAGTATCCTTAATTTCAAGAAACTACTTACTGTTGGTAATGGTTATACAGTTGATACAACTATGCTTGATGGTCCATCGAAGATAAGTCTTAATCAATTAACTAATCAATTTGATTCAATTATTAATGAAGTTGCGATGGATTTATTTATTCACGCTAGAATTTGTCTTAAGATTACTTGGAATAAAGATAATACTAAAATCCTTAAAGTTGAACGTATTTCACCAGATAAGATTCGTATTAACGACCTTAATGATGAAATGGAACCAATCAACTTCTTATATAATTGGGATTGGTCTTATCAACAAAAATACGATACAAAGAAATATCCAGCTTTTGATACTTTTAATAAGAAAGATAAAGTTCAAATCTATATGTATCAAGCCGCTTCTCCAGGAATGAAACTTTATGCTGAACCAACTTATCAATCAGCTCTTAACTGGGTTGTTCTTGATTCAGAAATGTCTCAATACCATAAGTCAAATATTCTTAATAGTATTAATCCTAGTATTCTTATTCAATATTTCGAAAAACCAGGAACAAAAGAAGAGAAACAACAAGTACTTTATGACTTGAATAGTTCTTTTGCTGGTGCTCGTAAGACTGGTCGTGCTATGGTTACCTTCTCTGATGGTAAAGAACTTGCACCAACAGTAACTCAAATGGAAGCGAATAAACTTGATAAGACTTTCTTAAGCCTTACCGATACTATTCAACGTCAAATCTGTTACTCACATCAAATTGACCCTCAATTATTAGGATTGAAGACTCCTGGAAGTCTTGGTAATTCTGGTGATTTCCTTTATTCATATAATTTATTTAATACAACTATCGTACAACCATCTCAATTAACTATTGAGACTATCTTTAATAAGATTTTAGGTATTAATGGTCTTGGTGTTAAAATTAAATTAAATGAACCTAACATTATTACAGAACAAACTCAATAAATATGGCAATCCTATTCGTAACTGAAACATACATAAGAGAAAACACAGTATTTAATCAAAATCTTGATATCAAGGATATTGTACAAAATATTGACCCAGCACAAGATATGCACGTTCAACCAATCCTTGGTTCAACTTACTATGAATATCTTTTAAATGCTTATTCAGCACAAACTCTTACAGCAGACGAGACAACTCTTGTTATGCATATTAAACCTATGCTTGCGTATAGAGCAGCTGAAATGGCACTACCATTCATAGCATATCAAATTAAGAATAAGGGTCCTCAAACACAATTTGGTGAGAATTCAGCAGCTGTTGACCAAACAGTTATTAGTTACCTTCGTAATGAGTTGAAGAATCGTGCTGAGTTTTATGAAACAAGACTTCGTAGATATCTTTGCCTTAATGCTAATCTATTTACAGGATATGTTAATCAATCATTATCTGAAGATATGGTGCCAGATAAATCAATTGAAGGATATGATAGCGGTTTCGCTCAATATCCAGGATACCGTACAAATAACAACAACTGTGGCTTTAACGGCTTCTTTAACGTATACTAATATATGATACACACTCAACTAACTGTTTTAATTATGAATTTAAAAGCTTCTTGCTTCGCACTTATTGGTGTGATATTAGCATTCTTTGCTCCAATTGCTGGACTTGTCCTTACCGTTGGCCTACTAATCTTTTCTGACACTATCCTTGGTGTATATCGTGCATATCGTCTTAAAGAGAAAATTACATCAAGAAAGATGTCTAGATTAGTTTCTAAACTAGTTCTTTATCAAGCATCTATCCTATTAGTATTCTGCGTGGACCAATTCTTACTTGGTGAACTTGTTAAGACTCTTACAAGTATTCCTAATTTCGTCACTAAATTAGCTGCAATAGGTCTTGCTGGTATCGAGTTGAAGAGTATCAACGAGAGTCTTCAATTACTTGGTATTGATGTTTGGAAGAGTATTAAAGGTATCCTTGCTCGTACTAAAGAAATAAAAGGAGCTATTGAAGATGTTACTGGCGATACAAAGACTACTGATAAAGGCTTGTTAAACGACTAATACATAATCGGATTAAATCCGATTATCATATTGCGGTTCAGAGAAATGGTAACTCATCGGGCTCATAACCCGAAGATAGTTGGTTCGATTCCAACAGCCGCTACATAAAAAAAGGCCCGTAAGGGCCTTATTTATTAGTGTTGTTTATAATAACTTGTTATATATTGATTATTTACTTTCCAATCCTTAATTTTAACACCCTGTATTGCTTGTTTTAATTCTTTTAAATAAGCACATCCAGTTCCAGTTGATGACCTTCCTTTAAACTTACAAGATGTCTCTGGTGTTTCATTTGGACCTAATTCTTCTATTTCAAGTATTCTATCACCAGCTATTTTATTATAAGTTATGCGAACTAGTAATGGCCAATCTTGTAGTTTTACTACTACTTGTACTTGTTCTGAATGTAGAGCTTTAATTCTTTCTTTTTCGGCTAGCTTAAAGCTTTCAATCTTTTCATTAGTACTTTTCATAAGCTTCTTTTAATTGATTGAACGCTAATTGATTTTGTTCGTTATAGTGTTTTCTAAGGATATCTTCATTAATCCCTAGGATATTCGTTACGTTAAAGGTAATTGTTTCAATAAGAACCTTAAGGTTATCTCTTAGTATTGCCGCTGTTTCGTATTCTTCAGCCTCAATAGCATAAATTAATTCTATGTTGGTATCAATTAGTTGGCTAGTAAACTCTTCTGAAAGTGTCATAGCTAATTCTTGTTGGTGTTGTTCTTGTGTTTTCATATTGTTTGTTTATTATAAATATAATGATTATTGTAAAACTCCTGGAGTATTTAATTTTCTCTCAGAATTTTCTTTTAATTCCATTTCAAATGTAATATAAGAATGGTTATTTTTTAATGTTCTCATAAGACCTTTCATCTCTTGAATTGAATTCCAGTATCCAACTAGGTCAGTTGGTATCTTAACATCTTTCCCGTTATTAAGTCTAAAAGAAATATCTGAATAGTCTTGAACCATCTCAATTTCTTCATTAGAAGCCTCTGGTTGAGATATCTCATCAACAACTGGTGTTTCCTTTACTTTAGGTGCTGGTGCTGTTAAATCACCATATTCAGATACAGTATAAGTATATTCAAATCCTTTACTACCTAATGATTTACCAACCTTAGTTAAGTAACCATTTTCTTCTAGGTTTTTTACTGCTTTTGTTACTCTCTCATCAGTCCATCCTAATTGACGGCCAATATAGCCAACTACTATATCCCAAGAATCAGCTTTATTAAGCATAATTGTTAGTAGTCTAAAAGCATCTGATGTGATTTTTTCATCATTCATTACTTTATTTGAGATTGTTGCGAAGTTACCATTATCAAGATTGATACGTATAATGGTATCTTGAATGGTTTTTTTGATGTACTTGGTTGAAGTCGTTGTTTTCATTTTATTTGTTTTATTCCTTTATTTTATTCCACTTCCTAATATTTTACTTGGGAAAGGAAGTTGGATGGTAATTACTCCACCCAACACCCAAGGAACACTTTCGTTGAAGTCCGTGTTCTTTAATAAATATATACAAAGTTACGAAAAGTTCTTAAATAAGTCAAATAATATGATATTTATTTATTGCAAAAAATGCAAATAGTTGAGATGTCTTTAGTAAAAAATACTAAAACCGTGTTTTTACTATGTTTTTCCTAATCCGCATTTTACCTTACTGGCATTTACCTTACTGGCATTTACCTTACTGGTGAATCAAGGAACAAGATAAGACTAACTTAATACAATACAAACTATATAGAATACAAACTATAAAAAAAACAAATTATATATATTATATATATTATATATAGATTTTTTTTTAGTTGAATATGATTATCAAGATACCGTAGGTAATTTTTCTTTATATATTTATTTTATTCTATAGCGAAGCAAACAATCTCAACTAGCGTAAGCAGCCGTAGGCTATTTTTCTTTATATATTTATTTAACATATAGGCGTAGCCAAAACATCTCAACTAAGAATGCCGAGGCACGAGGCCACTATATCTCTTAACTATATAAAACACCATCTCAACTGCGTAAGCAAGCGAAGCACATCTCAACCCCTTACGGGAGTCTTGGGGGGCCTTTGGCCAGTCTCAATACCCTTACGGGAGGGTGACCGACCTTTCGACTAAATGGTGGGGGCTGCTCAGCAGCCCCAAATAAAATGAAAATACTTTAAATATTTTAATATTATACTATATTTATATATAAAGAACCAAATGAACCTAAACAAAGAAATAACTGACCCAACACGTTGGAGAGCATACATCATCAAGATAGCTAATACATTCAACCAAAATGAGGATATCACCCAAGACCTAATCCAAGAAGGTCTTATTGGTGTATGGCAAGCTAGTCTATCTTATAAGGGTAGTACTGATAAAGAATGGGTTAACTATATGACTACCGTCATCAAAAACAATATGAAGACATTCCTAGCCAAATATTCTAATACTATTCGCACACCAAAAGCTCTTATAGGTCAAGATAATCTACTTAAGACAGTATCAACCAATACCCCAATTAATGAGAATGGAGACATCCTAGAGCATTTTATAGGTGAAGAGGCATCAGAGGAAGGAAATGATTATACTAGTCTTAAAACGGCTCTAATGAGCTTAAAAGATAAAGAGCGAATATTGGTTGAAATGTATTATGGTATTAATACAGATAATGGGCCTATGAATTATCGAGAGATTGGTGAGGCTTTAGGTACTAGTCGTCAGAATATAGAAGAAAAAATAAAGAAAGTTTTAAAGAAATTACAACAAGATGAGAAATTACAAAGAAATCATTAGAATTAAATCACAATTACTTAATATGGCAGCTAATGGATTAGCGAATAGTTTCTACCATATTGACCAACACCAGAGAGATACTGTCCTAAATGATACGATTTTAAAACTCCTGGAGAAGGAAGAACAGGGTTTAATATCCCTAGATAACTTGGATGAGTTTAAAGCTTATGCATTTGTCAGTTTAAAGAACCATATCAACCGTCAATTCGAATATAAAAATAGAATATGCCGTAGAGATAACTTCAAATTTATTGAGGATTTTAATTATAATGAACCTACGGTGTTTCAAACTGAAACTAATGAATTAGACTTCAGCAAGTTAACACCATTTAATAGAGCTTTATTCCGATGGTATATGAGAGGATGGTTACATAGAGAATTAGCTGAGGCAACAGGTCTTAGTGAAGCTACGATAGGTAGAAGGATACAAAAGGTAAGGGAAGAATTAATTAAACAAAACTAAAAAGAGGCCTTACAGGGCCTCATTTAGTTATTTTCGTGATGGTTGGAAACTAAGTTCTCGGTTCTCACGAAAATAATCAACCAAACTATAACATAACAATAGAAACAAATCTTTAGTTTCACCATCACGAATACTTTGTTTATCTTTAAAATAAAGATTTAATTCAATACTAAAATAGGTAAAGGTATTATTAACACGAGCAGCATTACTAGCAAACCCAGTATCAGAATAGTCTACAATTTTAATGATTGGCATCTTAGGGTCCAATTTACCTCTTAAGAGCTGATTAGAAGCATCATCAACCCAGAAACGTAACTTACGTTCAAAAGATTTCATACGCATATTAAGGTCCTCACCTTCAAGTGGACGAACCCAACCACCAAGACTTAAAAAGAATGACTTACCAATCTCAGCATTAACAGTACCAAATTCAGTTGGGTATCCGTTTATTTTTTGAGTAGATTGCTGACCTACTTTTTCTTTAGTTAAAACTTCCATATACAAATATATGAATAAATTTTGATAAAATCAAATTTATTTTCATCTTTTTCCGAACTTTTATAATAATTGATATATTTATTAGTATGAGCAACAAATTAAAAATGAACAACGACAAGAAAATGATTGAAATTAAAAGCCTAAGAGAGCGTTTATTTCTAAAGAAATTACTGGATACACAACCTAATCTATCTCAAATCATCTATACACCATATGATGGACAGGATAAATATGATGCGACTTGGATACAATTCCACCCAACACTTAAAGCAGCATCAAAGGTAATATGCGAGATTAAGGTGCGTAATTACCCTATGACCAGTTATAATGGATGGGTTATCCAGAAGGATAAGTATGACTTCCTTATGTCACAACCAGCTGATAAGAGACTTTACATCAACGTGCACAGCGATGGTTTCCAAGTATGGGACCTAAATAGATGTCCAGAACCAATTTGGTTTGAATCAGTTCTACCAGTTAACAATCAAGGAGACCAAGATATGATTAAGATTAATGGTGACTTAATGAGTTGTGATGCTGAGAAGATGATATGTAAGAACGAAATCTATATCGTTTTAGGTGAAGCAGAAGAAATTTGGAAAAAAAGACAAAAATAATTTGTTTTTTTTAATAAAACGATATATTTATTAGTATAAGCATAACATTAAATAAAACAACAACAAAATGAATACAACAGAAAACAACCAAGTAATGATTGAAATACTAGCTAACTTAGCAGCACTTAATCAAAATCTAAAAGAATTTAACAAATCTATGAATAATGGATTTAACACCGCAAACGATTTAATCGGAAGCGAAGGCATCATACCAGCAAACCAATCAACTAAATAATATGAAAAAGTTCACATCAATAACTAAATTCGTTGATTACTGTAACGAAATTAACGAGAATCAAGACGATTCAGCTGAATTTTTATTAATCAGCGTACTTGCAGCTAGCCTTAGTAAGGAAGAATTACTTAGTGATGCTGAAGAAACACTTAAAGAATACTACAAATGGCTTAAGATGGCTGTTGAAACTGAAAGCTTTTATATTGCTGGTACCATCTTTAATGCAAAAGAAGCTGAAATGGCTCACTATATCGATTTAGGTAAGGCTGTTTTAAATAAGAAAATAAAGAAAGACATCACCAACTTAGATAAAGCGATGAAATTAAAATACCTAGGATACTAAAATGGATACAATAATTAATAACTTCTTTAATACAAGATATGATTATGTACTTAATTGTGCGAATAATATACTTAAATTAATTAAAAGACAAGACCTTAAATATGAATTGGTTAACGATGCATATATTTATATACAAGCGAACCAAGAAAAACTAAGACCAGTACTTGAAGAAGGTAAGATTGAAGCAGTAGTTGTTAGATGGATGACGATGCAAATCAAATGGAGTGACACACAATTTAAGAAAGCGTGGGTATACCCTAATAAACACCATACTTCGAGCCTTTTAGAAGATGTTGAATCATACGTAATACTTGATGATACAACACCAGAAGAAGAACTCCTTCAACAAGAAATAGATATTCAGTCACAATTAAACCATATTCACGATGTAATATCAAATTCAACACTAGACCAACAATTACTATATAATGACGTGTTTAACTTAGGGATTAATACAAGTGGTAAATTAGCCAAACATACAGGAATAAGTCGTACAGGTTGCTATTATATGATTAAAGGATTAAAGGATAAAATAAGAACCACATATAAAAATGAATAATTTAAAGATATGGATGAAAGAATAACAAAATTAATTGAATTAAAAGCACTTATAGAATCTGGCTCAGAAAATTGGGACCAGATTCTGGCGTTAGAATTATATTTCTACGGAAGCAATATGACATCTTGTAGATGTAAGACCGCAACTGTAAGAAGTAAACTTAACCAGTACTTTCAACAATATAAAGGAGAAATACCAAATGAACAGTAAACAAGAGAAATTCGTTGAGTTTTACCTTATTAACGGTAATGCTAGCGAAGCATATGAGAAGGCTTATCCTGGAGTTAAGAGAACTACAGCAGCAACAGCTGGTGAAAGGCTGTTGAGAAATGATGAGATAATCGCTGCTATTACTAAAGGCCGTGAAGATTTAAAGGTTAAATGTCTAGTAACCAAGGAACAACTTATTCAAGACTTACTTGATATTAAAGCTAATCATAAGGATGGTGATGCTCGTGGTTCAGCTACGGCTATTAAAGCTATTGAACTAATCAGTAAGATGCTAGGACTTAATGCACCAGAGAAGATAGAACACTCTGGCCAACAACCAATATCAATCATTAAGATAACAGAAGTAAGAAAAGATAACGAATAATGGAACTTAATATTTTTTTATTACTTAATACTGAAACTGGGATTTATTATACTGGAGTTAAAGAAGCTGCTTTATCTTTAAATATTCATCACTCAACACTTAAAAGATATTTAAAACATAATAAAACAATATTAATTAAAGTGTAATGGAATTAAATTTAAAGGTAACTGGTGTTTACACAGCTAATATGAACGCATTATTAGATGATTCTAAGAGATTTTTGATTAACCAAGGTGGCTCCCGTTCATCAAAGACTTATTCAATCTGTCAGCTTCTTATTGTTCACGCATTAACTAATCCAAAGACAACCATCTCAATTGTGAGAAAATCATTCCCAGCCTTAAGAGGTTCTGTTATGAGAGACTTATTTGAGATTCTTGATGCACTTGGACTATATAATGAAAGCGAACATCATAAGGGTGAAAATCTATATCGATTTAGTAATGGTAGTACAATCGAATTCTTTTCCGTTGATGATGCACAAAAACTTAGAGGTCGTAAACGACACATACTTTATTGTAATGAAGCCAACGAATTAACATTCGAAGACTTCCAACAATTGAATATGAGAACTACAACCAAGTTTATTGTCGATTATAATCCATCTGATAACTACAGCTGGGTTTATAGTCTTTTAAACAAAGAGAACTCAATTCTAATCAAGAGCACATACAAAGACAATCCATTCCTTGAGAAAGATATCATAAAGGAAATAGAAAACCTTATCAACGTTGATGAAGGTTATTACCGTGTGTATGCCCTTGGCGAACAAGCAGTATTAGCTAATACAATCTATACACATTATAAGATAGAAGACTATCAACAAGGGCCAGATACTTGGTTTGGATTAGATATTGGATTTAATCACCCTATGGCGTTGGTAGAGATATCAGCGATTGATGGAACCATTTATGCTAAGGAAAGAATATATGAATCTAATATGACAATACCAGATTTACTAAACCGATTTAGTGAGTTAGCTATTCCTAAAGGGAAAGAAATCTTTGTTGATAGTGCACGACCAGATGTAATCGAAGACCTTAGACGAGCTGGCTTCAACGCTAAGTTATCTAATAAGGCAGTTAAGGAAGGAATTGATGCTGTTAAGAGTATGCCACTTGTTATAGATAAACACTCAACTAACCTAATCAAGGAGTTACGTAACTATAAGTGGAAGAAGATGGGTGACCAAACGCTTGATGAACCAGTTAAATTATGGGATGATGCTTGTGATGCTATGAGATATGTGGTATTTCAATACTATTTACGTAATAAGAAAACTAAACCAGATTTTGGTTTCGAAGTCCTAGATTTTTAGAACCAAACACCTTCAACCAATAATTTAATATAAAATCGATATAATGGCTATTCAATCATATAATACAATAATTAACGCATTAGACCAATTTAGTACTAATCACTTAAGTCTAAAACGTTTTAAATGTTCATTCTTTGAGCAATTTGATAACTTCTCAACAAGTGGTAATAGTTTTCCTATTCTTTATGCTGTGCCTAATCAGATTAGTTTCGAGAATAATATCGATGTATTATCATTCCGTGTTTATTGTGTAGATATTCTACAAAAAGATAGAAGTAATGAATCAGCTATTCTTAATGAAACAGTCCTTATTCTTCGTGACCTTACAAATTGGTTGAGAGAAGATGAATATAATGACCTTAATATACTTAACACACCACGTGCAATACCAGTTAATAACTTCTTAACTGAATTTACAGTTGGATGGTATATTGACATCGATATCGAAGCGAATACTGAAACTAATGATTGTAGTATTCCATTCTCAGCTAACTTTATTCTTACAGGTATTACTTGTGACCAAACTTATATTCGTCAATTCCTTACTTGTGATACACTAGCTGATTGTCAAACCTTTATCGATTTAGAAAACAGAGTAACAAACTTAGAAACAATTGTATATCAAAACAATCAACTATTAACTGGAAGTGTATCTTATCTATCTGGATTAACATTTGATATCACACCTCTTACTTATGTTATTGGTGGGGTTATTTATTCTATTCCAGCTGCTTCACAAGTAATTGTTGCTTCTGGTGGAACACTTGACCGTATTGATACGCTTTACGCTGATGTTTCTGGTAACACAGGAGTTATAACTGGTGATGAATCAGCTAATCCTGTTAAGCCAAGTGTAGACCCTCAAACTCAAGTTGAGATTTCTTTCGTTAGTATTCCAGCTGGTGCTGCAACGCCAGCAATTACAACAACACTTATTTATGATGAGTTAGCTGGGCCACCAACTGAATGGACTAATAACTCATTTACTGCGGTTAAAATAATCCCAGCTTCAACAGCTGAATCATTTACTGGAACTAAGAGTATTAGATTCTCAGCATCAACACATACAAACTTAATTGAGTTCTCATCAACTACTTTATTTGATACAACATCTCAAAATACTATTCAATTTGCTATTAAGAACGTAATAGCTTGGCCAAGCTCTGCTAGACTTAACTTAAATATCTTAAGTTCATCTAACGTAGTTATTGGTGGAACAGTTCAATTATATAATGGCCGTTTTGGATTCAGCTCAACTAATACAACAAGCTGGCAAGTAATCTCAATACCAGTAAGTAATTTCGCATTAACAACACCATTCATTTCTAAGCTTAGATTTACAACAAGTATATCATCACCACAACAATTGAATATCTATTTAGATACTATCAAGTGGGTAACTGGACTTCCAGTAGTTGCATCTAATCCTAATTGGAGATATATGCAAGCTGATAGTGGTTCAGTACTTGGAGCTTTAACTGCAAATGATACACTTAGATTATCTGGTGGTACAAATATTACAAGTGTAGCATCTGGTACTAATAATGTTAGATTTGACTTGGACCAAAATATCCAACTTAATGGATTAACAGCAAATACAATTAGTGCGACAACATATCAAGGATTAGTTATACCAACAGTTACTGAATATTGGACTTCTGGTAGTACTGGTACTAGTTCAATTAAAGTAAATAATGGAAGTGGTACAGATGCAATAGCTGATTATGCTGTTGCAGAAGGTTATGGTTCATTAGCTAGTGGTGCTGGTAGTCACGCTGAAGGTGGTTATGGTTCATTTGGTATTACTGGTGGTACAGCATCTGGTGAAGGTAGTCACGCTGAAGGTATAAGAACCTTAGCAAGTGGAATTAGTGCCCACGCTGAAGGTGGTGACACAACAGCTATTGGAACAATAAGTCACGCTGAAGGTCAAAATACAACAGCTATTGGTCAAGTATCACATTCTGAAGGATTATTGACAACAGCCCTTGGTGATTATAGTCACGCTGGTGGTAGAAATTCAATAGCAAGTGGTTCAACAAGTTTTGTTCAAGGTACAAATAGTATTGCTGGTGGTAATGGTACAATTGTACTTGGTGATAATATAACTGGTACAACAGCAAATACTGTATATACACCAGATGTTGTTATTGATTCAAGTAAGGTTATTAAATCAGCAAATGGTGGTGGTGAATTAAGTCTTGATGCTTCTGGTTCTGGTGATTCAATAATTTTAAGTATTGATAATTCAGCGTATACAGATGGTCAGCTATATATGTCAAAAGGTTTCTTTGGTACTAATCTTGAATTATCATCTTTTTCAACAAGTGCTACTATAGATATTTTAACCAACGATTTAGGATTTAAGATTAGTGG